ATAATTGTGTAGTGTGTCATCGCGCTGGTGGCATCGGGCCAATGAGCTTTGAAACATACGAGCAAGTACGCCCTTGGGCACCATTAATATCACTTAAAGTAATGAAAAGAGAAATGCCGCCATATGCATATGACCACGGCATTGGAATTCAAGACCTACAAGGTGATTGGCGCTTATCACAAAAAGACATAGACACAGTAGTTGAGTGGGTAGATAACGGAGCAAGTTATGGCGACCCAGACAAAGTAGTACAACCAGTAAATTTGCGTGATCCAGAAGCATGGAGTTTTGAAGAAGACTTTGGCGTACCAGACGCAATTATTGCCAGTGTTGCAATTGACATTCCAGCAAGCGGCAACGACTTGTGGCACAAGCACAATGTTCCAACAGGACTAAGTGAAGACCGTTGTATTAAAGCAGTACAAGTTAAACCACGTGGCGATGCAAAATCAGTAGTACATCATGCTAACTCAAGTATTATTACTGAGGGAGGCAGACAAGGAATGCTAACTGAGTATGCTATGGGAAAGTGGGGAGAAATAGTACCACAAGGAGTATGTCGTACTATACCAGCAAACGCAGAAGTAGCATGGGACATTCATATGTTCCCCGGTGGACTTGGAGCAATGGCACCAGGATCAGTTATTCGAGACAACGTGGTAGAGATTGGGCTTTGGTTATACACCGAAGAGGAAAGCCAAGAACTGAAATACAAACAAGACTTGAGTTTGTATCGCCTAGGAGATCAGGACGATATAACTATTCCACCACACGGCTATTACATGACACAAGGCTTCCACAGTTTTGATCATCCAGTTAGACTAGATAGTTTTCAACCACACGGACACTTGCGTATGAACGCAGCAAGTTTGGAAATATTCTATCCAGAGACAGGACGCACAGAACAGATTAGCCAAGTATCAAATTGGAGTGCAACATGGCATCACAGTCATTTGTACAATCCAGATGTAGCACCATTAATACCTGCAGGAGCAGTTATTGTTCTAAAGCAATGGTATGACAACACAGCAGAAAATCTAAATAATCCAGATCCTGATATGTGGGTAATGGGCGGTTCAAGAACAGGTGACGAAATGACTCATGCTTGGCTTGCTATTACACACTTAGACGAGGAAGGATACAATAAACTAAAAGAGGAAAGAGATGAAAAATTTAATATTGCTAGTAAGTAGTATTATTATAACAGGATGCACTAGTTCAGGTTACAATGGTCCGCATGAGTTTGACTGGATGCCTGAGCAAATGGTCTGGGAGCAAAATATTAGAAACTGTAGGAGTGCGGACGTTTGTAGAGCAGAAACACTGTTTAGACGATGATTATGCAAGGTTACGTAATGTATGGAATTCTTATCTTTGTCAATATAGCAATATATGTAATGATACAGATGTATTTTGAAGGCCACGAAGCATTTAACGAGATCAAGCACATCGGTGACTTTAAACTATAACTTACCAATAGGCGTAGAGCTACTAGCACTCATGTTCCAAACTTGTTTGCGCTCTACGCCTTTCTTTTGAGCAAAAACCTTACTATCACAGTTCTTACATACGTGAAAGTAGTTATTGCTTAGGCGTTTAGGATCCATACTACCTCTAGCACGTTCAAACTCTGCATCACAATTATCACACCTAAATACGCAATGCGTTTGTTCACGCTTGTATGCATGTTCCTTACCCATTTTGCTTTTACGCACATGCCGGGTTTGTTTTTTAAATTCTCTTATGTACATAAGTATATTTAACATTAAGATTATAAAACACAACGATAAATACTATCATAAGAAGGATAATTCATGAGCATAGTTTCACTGACAGACACAGCAAAGGCACAAATTGATGCAATATGCGAGGACAATAATTGTTACGCAGTGTCTTTAAACCTTAAAGGTGGCGGATGTGCTGGCTTTGAATACGATTGGGCTGCTGTGGAAACAGAAGCTGACTTAGAAGAACATGATATAGTAATTGATTCTGACACCGGTAAATTTGTAGTTGGTGCGGTAGCAGTGATGTACATGGTAGGAACAGAAATAGATTATGTTAAAGATATAATGGGTGCAACTTTTCAAGTTAACAATCCTAACGCACAATCAGCGTGTGGTTGCGGAATAAGTGTAAACTTTGACGTAGACAAATTAGATAATTCGCTAGCAACAGCAATATAATAACGGAGCAACACAAATGGCAAAGCAAGGTATAGACATTGGCATCGAAGGTAATGACGGCACAGGCGATAGTATACGCGAGTCGTTTCGTAAAGTAAACGAAAACTTTCAAGAGCTATATGCAGTATTTGGTATCGGTGGACAAATATCGTTTACTGATCTTAACGACACACCAAATACATATGAAGGAAACGAAAACAAAGTTCCGTTAGTTAAGTCAGATGGCAGCGGCATGGATTTGCTTGCACTTGCTTCGGATAATAGTTTAGATGGCACGCCAGATACAATTGGTTTTGACTTTAGTGTAAGTGGTAAAGTTATTATTAAGCAGCTTGTTAGTAAAGTTTCAAATGACCCTGAGCCAATCTTAGGCGGACCAATGGACGCTGCTACACAGCCAATTGCAAACGTAAGTGTATCACAAGCAGCAATTGACACATTTAACTCAGTACACGGCACAGATTTAACAACAGGCTCCCTTGTTATTGATAAAGCTTTTGCTGACAGAAATTATCAAGCAAAAGCTGTTTCAGGCGGAGGCCTACGTTTAGGTGACGAGCCAGCAGATGCATCAGAATATACAAAAACTGCTTCGTCAATTAGCTTAGGTAATTTAACTATTGCTACACACGGATTAACAGAAGCATTTAATGGCGCAGGATTTATATTTAAGTCAACAGGTACTGATCCGTATGGAGTAACTACAAATAGCGTTTACTATGTTAATATTGTTAATACTAATAGTGTTTCACTTCATCCAACAGAAGCTGATGCTATTAATGGCACAGCACGTATTTTACTAAGTGGCGGCAGTGGCACATTCTCAATCACTGATGCTGCTTACGATGCTACACTAGAAGGTTATTGGTTAGAAAATGTTGCTATTCCTCGTAAGAGTGCAGTAAGACGCCAAGGCGATGATATGACAGGTGCGCTTAACTTGTTTGATCATCCAGGCGAACTACGTGGTACTGGATTGCCTAATGGACCAGATGACTTACAAGCAGCTACAAAACTTTATGTTGACAATGCAGCGGCACAAAGTACAGTTAACTTGTATGTAAGTACGTCAGGTAACGATTTACAAACATACACGCCAGACGGCAAAGAAGGTAGAGCTCCAGCGTATGCATATCGCACAATTAACGCAGCAGCACGTAAAGCAGAAGAAGTAATTATTGCTGCTCCGCCAGAGCCAGGTCCGTATATGCAAACTATGGCTCGTGCAACAGGAACAGTTAAAGCATTAACTAACACTGTAGGAATTGCAAGTCCAATAGCTGATCGTGCAAATGCAAGAGCAATCATTGTTGCTAACAAAGAATTTATTGCTAAAGAAGTTACAGGGTATATTGATGCAACTTTTCCTAAATTTGCAGGAACATACAGTTTAGAAATATGTCAACGTGATGTTGCATTTATTTTAGATAGTGTAAGTTTAGATGCACTACTAGGCAACTCAGCTAACTATCTATCGCGCTGGGCAGGCATACGTTACTACTCAAATGTTAGTGCGCAAAAAGCAATTGGCTCACAGCGTGTAGAAACTATCGCTGGTATTACATATGCCAAAAGCATTGTTACACAATACATTTTAACTAACACAGCAGTACCTACAACATATCAAACTAGAGTACCTCAGGTAACTAATTTATCACTACCTGATTCAAGTGCTGATGAAGTAATCGGCGCAAAGATGGATATTGTACTTGCTGTTATCGCAGACGGTGTATTAGATGCTCCGCAGGTTGTTGATGGTACTACGACTTATAAGATTAATATTAACAACGGTGGACTTGGATTTATTAACCAAGCTAATCCAGAAAACACAGATATTATTCCGGGCAAAGTTGTACGTGGTAAAAACTCAGGTGCTACTGCTAGAATTATTGACTACAAACATGAAAGTGGTGCAAGAGCAGTAAGTGTTGCAGGTACAGACGAGATTGAAGTACAACTACTTGAGCCTATTGAATTTGTTGCTGGTGAAGAACTAGAGTACGGTAACTATGTACGTGAAACACAGATTTCAATTAGAGTTGAATCGGGCATTTACGAAGAAGATTATCCAATTCGTATTCCTGCTAACGTAAGTATTAAAGGTGACGAGTTTAGACGTTGTATTATACGTCCTAAGAAACGTGTTTCACAATCACGTTGGGCAAATACATTCTTCTATCGAGATGCTGAATTTGATGGACTTATACTAGGTAAATCAAATATTACTAGTGTTGCGTTTAAGACACAACTAGATGCTTCAAGAACAGCAGGCACATACGCAGTAAGTTTGTTAACTAGTGATAAGCTAGGTAGCGGAGCAACATTTAGTGTTGTAATTGGCACAGATGGTGCTATTACAAGTATTACTATTGTTAGCGGTGGCGACCAGTATCAAAAGAATGAACGTATTACTATACTAGACGCACAACTAGGTGCAGGCGGCGCAGCAAGTATTACATTTACAGTTGCTAGTGTTCCAAACGGTATTGAATATGTAAATCCACTTACTAGTGTAGTAGACGGATACTTTGGTAACCATTACTTAGAAAAGCCAGGTTCACTAAAGAACACAGGTGCTGGTTACGAAAACGTAGGCAAATGGGCAACTAATGCTCTTACACTTATTGACAACAAAGAATTTATTCAAGAGCAAGTTGTTAACTATATTGAAACTACTTACCCTGCACTAGTTGGATCTTACAGTAGAGCAAAATGCTTTAGAGATGTAGGACTAATTGTTGATGCACTTGTAAAAGATTTACGCAACGGCGGCAATGAGTTTTCATTAGAAACACAAGGCGAGTATTATGCTGGTGCAGTAGAAGCTGGAACAGAAGACGAAACAGTTGCAGGCATACAGCATGTTTACACAATGGCAGAAAGATTAATACTTGGACTATCACCAACTACACTTTATAACCAATCAGGCGGCGATGCTTCAAATAGATTATATGCAGAAGACTTGTTTAATGGAACAGGAGAGCCAGAAGCATGGTCAGCAGCTAAGGTATTTAGGCTTGGAAATGTTGTTAAATTTACAACTGGCTTAAATGTTACAACTTATTATACTCCAACTAAAGAACACACAAGTAATGCAGCATTTAATGCAGCTGAAATTGCAGAGTACTGGAGAGTAATTGATGGACCTGCTGTAGTATTACAAAACTTAATTAATACTGTAAAATTTGCATTCAACGCACAATATAACCCCCCATTACGCAATACAGAGATGGATGTGTTCTTAATGAATGATGCAACAATGTGTCGTAACATTACTGTACAAGGACACGGTGGATTTATGCTAGTACTTGATCCTGAAGGACAGGTTCTAACTAAATCGCCATATATCCAAACTGGTTCAAGTTTCTCGCAGTCACTTAACAAGCAAGCGTTTAGAGGCGGATTGTTTGTTGATGCGTTTGTTGGTAACTCAGCAGTACAAGTTATTGAGAAAGTAGACGGCAGTGCATTTAGAATTAAAATTCAAAGTTTAGGTTCAGCGGCAGAACCACAAGGATTGTTTGTAAGACGTCCTGAAACACCAAGTGCGTTTTATATAGATGGCAGACGTTTCCAAGTTAACGCTGTTACCGCATATGATAAATCATTAGGTACAGCAGAACTTATTCTATCACCTAACTCAAACAGTGGCACAGGATTCACTGGTATTACTAGTGCATTAGCAACAGGTATTGATTTAGATTCAGTAGGTACATTTGAATTTGATAGCGTAAAATGCGCTAGAGATACTGGATATATTTTAGACGGTATCACATTTGATGTTGCATTAAATACAAACTATAACAGTGTATATAATGGCCTTGCTTATCAAAGAGCAACAGGGTCGTATGTACAAGACAATCAACAGACACAAACTGTACAAGCCATTACAAAAGGTAAAACTGAAGTAGCAGCACTTGCAGAAGTTGCAGATAGTGCAACAGCATTAGCAAGAGCAAATGCAGGCTTTGATGAAGTTATTGATATTATTAATAACGGTACACAAAGTCTAAGTGAGCCCGGCGCTTATGCAGCAGATGCATTAACATTCCCTGCGCCAGCAGTATTGCCAACAGCAAACGCTGACGATGCAGCAACAAGACTTATTAACAACAGAGCGTACCTAGCAGCAGAAGTTGTAGCATACGTAAATGCAAATACTCCTCCGGCTGGTTACAATCAAGATAAGTGTGCAAGAGATGTAAGATACATTGTCGATGCGTTAACGTATGATATTCTTTATGGTGGTAACAGCGGCACAGTAACTAACGCTATGGCATACTTAGATGGTGCAGCGGCTCAGTTACCAGAAGCACAGAGACTTGCTACAGCAGCAGCATATGATCACCTAGCAACAGTAACAGCAGCAGTTGTTACAGACGCAACAGGAGTTGCAACACTTACTCCGACAACAGGAAACGCTGTAGACCAAGTTACAACAGGTACACCTGCTACAGCAACAGAAGGTAACGCACTTGATGCATTGCTACAAATTATTGAAAATGTTGTTACAGCAGGTAACTTAAATAGTTTACCAGATGTTGTTAATCCAGACCTAACAGTACTTTCAGTTAGTACAGAATTAGTCGACGCCGCAAATGATATTATTAACAACAGGAGTTTAATTATAAATCGTGTTGTACAAAGTGTTAGTGCGCCGTTACCAATCACACTACAAACAGCTGGTAACAGAAGTATACTAGGTAATGACTTTACACAAATTAACGACTTAGGTTATGGAATGGTTGCATGTAACGGTGCGCTATCTGAAATGGTTAGTATGTTTACATACTATTGCTATGCTAGTTACTATTCAAAGAATGGTGCTGAGATTAGATCACTAACAGGTTCAAGTTGTTATGGTGAATTTGGACTAGTTGCGGAAGGCAGTGATCCAAACGAAATTCCAGATGCAGTTGCATTGTATGAAGATATGACACAGCCAGCAAAAGCATTTGATGTTGATGTAATATTAAACACAACTGGATTCTTAGTACTAACAGATGGTGAAACATTAACACAAGCAGGATCAGGTACGACTGGTGTTGTTTCAGTTGCAACAAGCCAAACTGGTGGATCAAATGTAATTTACTTAGATCAAGTTAGTGGTGCATTTAATACTGTAAACCAACTAACAGGTAGTACAAGTGGAGCACTTGGAGCAACCAGTGTTCCAGTTAGTGTCGACTCAAACGGATATGACAACCCTGTACAAGGGTTAGCAATATACGTTTACGATATGAAAGATCCACCGTCTAACAGATCAGAAGTTAACGTTTATCACCCAGCTCGTCCTGCATTTGCACGTTATGAAGTTGCAAACGCAGAAATTGTTGCTCATTTAATTGGTGAATATCCGTTAATGACAGAAACAACACATTATACAGCAACTAAAGCTGATGCAGCAGCAACTGGCTTTAGATTTAATATCTACAAAACAATTGATGCAGGTTACACAGCAACATTTGTAACAGCTAATGACGGAGCAACATATACAGTAGGCGATCAGTTTGTAGTAACTGGTGACAAACTAGGTGGTGCAACAACAGCTAACGATTGTACAGTTACAGTATCAGCAGTTGCAGTAGCAGATGGTGCAGTTACAGCAATCACAGTTGCAGGTACTATTGCAGTTGAAGCAAGTACACCAATGTACAGTGGTAAGGTTTACAAACTTAACTTTAGTACTAGTGATACACAATTTAGTGCAAACGGATTGTTAGAAATAGTTCCGTTTAACACAAGTATTATTTATTATAGAAATCAAACACATATTTTCTCAGATCTTGCTCGACCAGACATTTTAACAATTCGTCCAAGTACTGCACTAACGTTTGATGAAAACCCAAGCTTTGTTTATAGAAGTATTAGCTTCTTAACAAGTGATAGTTTAGGTACTGCATTACCAGCTAACACATCACAAGCTGGACTTGATGCAACTTTTGATTATATTAGATTAACAGTTGATCCTGCAAAAGCACAAGAAACGCCATTATCAAGTACAGGTACTACAAAAGGCGCAACAGCAGGAGATATTGTACTAGCTATTAAACTAGCAGATGACAATGAAATCTTTAGATTTAACAACAATACAAGAACATCCGTAAGTAATAGACCAGCAGGTTGGTCAATTGATTCGTTAACACTTGAAGCTCCAATTATTACATGGGCCGGTAAGAAGCATTATGCATTTAACTATCGTGGAGTTGGAGCAGGTGATGTAATTGAAGAGCCAAGTGAAGATAACTTATATGCTATCGTTGACTTGGTTGATTACGATACAATCAACCAAACAGATGCAACTGGACTGGCAGGTACAACAGTACTAGGTTCAGAGCTTGTTACAATTAGAGGTGGACTAAAGAACGGTGCAACAGCAAAAGTTACGGTTAACATTAGTACATGTCGTGCTACATCACATGACTTCTTAGACATTGGTACAGGTGGATTTAACTCAAGTAACTATCCAAATGTTATCTTTGGTGAGCCAGGTGAGAAAAAAGAAGCTAACGAAGTTATTGAAAAAGGCAAAGGTCGAGTATTTTATGTAAGTACAGATCAAAACGGTATCTTCCGTGTTGGTAGATTCTTTAGCGTAGACCAAGGTACTGGTACAGTTACATTTAGTGCATCACTTGCACTTTCAGATGTTGACGGACTAGGATTTAAACGTGGTGTTGTTATTACTGAATTTAGTACAGACACAGCGATGGTAGACAATGCTTCAGATACAGTTCCAACAGAAAGTGCTGTACGTGGTTATGTAAACAGACGATTAGGTTACGATGTAACAGGTGCTCCTGTTGCTAACATATTAGGACCAGGTGTACTTGCTCCAAATGGTGCTGTTCCAATGACAGACGATTTGAACGCAGCAGGCAACACAATTACTAATATAGGTACTCCTGTAAACTCAGCAGATGCGGCAACTAAAGCATATGTTGATAGTGGACGTGGCGGCAATGACGAAATTAAAGATTTACGCAGTGTTGAATATAATGACATTGCTTCTAATCAAATATTAGTTTCAACAGGTAGCAAGAAATTAATTCTTAATGCAGGCAGTCAAGTTGGCGGCAACTTTGCAGTTGGCGATGTAATTACAGGTTCTGTATCATCAGCAACTGGTACTGTTACTGATGTTGTTGACAGCATAACAGGAATTGAAGGTAACATTATTGAAGTTACATATACAGTATTAACTGGTGTGTTTAGTGATGGTAAACCAGCAAGTGGACTAGCAGCAGACGTACTTACAGCCCCAGGTGGCAAACAAGGTAATGTAGTAGACGGACCAGTAGATGAATGGGCTAATGGTGTTGCAAGTGCAGGTAGTGATATTACTATTACAACATCAAGAGTAAATCCAGGACAAGCAACTCGTTATGTAGAAGTTGACATAGCATTAACAGCAGGTTCTATTATTAACACTGATGTTGCAGGTGCAGCACAGATTGCACAAAGTAAATTAAACTTAAATGCAGCTACAACTAGAGCAGACGCTACAGGAATTAGTCAAAGTGACTTAGGTAGTGCAAGCTTTGACGCTTCTAAATTTACTATTACTGACGGATGGGTTACTATTGCTTCAGGAAGTACTGCACTAGCTGATATTGAAAATATTAGCAGTGGCAATGTTATTGGTAGAAGTGCAGTAGGCAGCGGAACAGTTAGTGCAATATCATTTGCTTCAATTGTGGCAGGAGGCTTAGGCTTAGAGGATGGAGATTTTGTTACTGAAATAGTAGCAGGTACAGATGCAGGCTCAGCACTAATTAAAACCGGCGCAGGCACGTATGGTATTAGTAATGTAACTACAACAGGTGAAGTTAATAGTATTGTTAAAACAGATGTTAACGGTAAGATACAAGCAAACTCACTTATATTAGGTGGTGATGCAAGTTACGAAGTATTAAGCCTAGACACACTAATACTACAAGTTAAGACTCCGGCACAAGGTACAATATTTACAGCAGGCGGAGGTAGTGCTGGCACAGGTAACTTAGGTGACGCTGAATACGTAGCTCCAACATTCCCAGACATGCTAGTAAAAGGCAGTATAGGAATTGGCGGAACTACTATTAGTGAAAGTACACTGCAAAGTGTGTCAACACTTACAGCTGAAAAAGTGCTTGGCGTAGATTGGATTTACTCAAGCTTCATTGAAGCACCAGGTGAAAAGACAGCAGCAAGTACAGGTTTAGCAATTGGTGCTAACACTGGTAAAACTACAGCTGGACAAATAGGTATTGTTACTGCTGATAGTGGATCAAGTTCGAGTCTTGTACCAGCTATCTTTAGCTCAACAGGAATGGTACCTGATACTGATAACACATACGATATTGGTAGTGCATCTAAAAAGTACAAAGATGTTTATGCAACATTGTTCCGTGGTACTGCAACTGAATCATACTACGCTGACTTGGCGGAGAATTACTTAGCTGATGCAGAGTATGCTCCAGGAACAGTTATTGAGTTTGGAGGAGATGCTGAAGTTACACAAAGCACAACACACGGTACACATCGTGTAGCAGGCGTTGTATCTACTAACCCAGCACACTTAATGAACTCACACTGTGAAGGCGATAATGTTGTTGCAGTAGCACTACAAGGGCGTGTACCATGTAACGTAATTGGCAAGGTTGCCAAAGGCGATATGCTAGTAGCAAGTAATGTTCCAGGATATGCAGTTGTCAATAATACTCCAGCAGTTGGTAGTGTTATTGGTAAGGCACTTGGAACTAAACTAGACGGTGAACGCGGTACAGTTGAAGTTGTAGTAGGGAAGCACTAATGGATAAGAAAGCAGTAGACAAACTAATCAAATCTGGTGTAAAAGCCAGCAATGACACTAAAAATCCGCAGGGTAGGCAAGTTGTCCACACTGCGGGTAAACTAAGAATACAAGTAAACAAGGGAGCAGACCGTGGCCAAACAAAGCGTTAATTTAGGAACCAGTGCAAACAAAGGTGACGGCGATCCGTTGCGCACAGCATTTACAAAAGTAAACGCAAACTTTACAGAACTGTATGCATCTGTAGGATCACTTGATGGTGATGTAACAGGTAGTGTGTTTGGTGATGATAGTACACTACTAGTAGATGGTGTTAACAACACAATACCTAAAGCAAACATTGAAGATAGTGCAAATTGGGATGCAGCATTTGGTTGGGGCAATCACACAGGCGGTGGATATGCTCCACAAACAACAACATATACAAAGACAGAAGTTGATTCAGCAATATCTGCTGTTAATACATTAGACGGTGATCTAACAGGTAGTTTATTTGCAGATGATAGTACATTACTAGTAGATGGAGTTGCTGGTAAGATTGTTGGTCCTATTGAAACAGCCTCGATAAACGCTACTATTTTATACGGACCTTTAACAGGTAATGTAACAGGTAATGTAAGTGGTACAGCAGGAGCAGTTGCTTTCAGTGGTATTACAAGTAAACCTACAACGCTTGCAGGATACGGAATTACAGATGCACAAGTTTCAGGAGCATTAACTGACGGTGACATAAAAGGTAGTG